TTTTATAATAGACTCAACGAAATCATCAACATCATTATAGATAGCACGTACCATTTCCGTGTATGATTCAGAATGGAGTAATTCGTTGTTTTGATGATTCGTGATATACAATTCCCATTCTGGATTATTAGAGATTCCACCATCATTGAATAACTGAAGTAACCCCCTTCCAGCACAAGAATCTAGTGCAATTGCGAACTTGAGCCCAGCTTCGTAGATGTGTCGTCCTGCTTCGTCTAGTCCATCGTAGTCCGTTTTCTCTTTGGACAGGTCTATTTCATTTTTGCTCCAATTGCCAATAGCTCTTAGCTCTTCAGCAAAATCTAAAATCCATTCGTATTTTGGATCGTGATATGACTGTATATTTCTGTGATCTGAATTAGGACCAAGAAACAGCCGAGTCTTCTTGGAGTTGACTGTATCTCCTAATGAAAATATTTTGCTCATATAGCACAGGCTCCGGATTCACAGGCTTCAAGACTCTCTATCGGAATATCTTCTAGTTCGATTGTGGAAGAAGTATGAATCTTTTCACTTGTATTCTCTCTATCCTTAGAACGAATATAATACAAACTCTTCAGTCCATATTTGTATGCTGTGAGGATATCTCTTTTAACTCTGTTAGCATCTAGTATTTTTCCTTCTATTTTGGTCAGATCATACCACTGGTTGACACTCATTCCTTGATCAATGAATTTTTGCAAAATAGCCATTAGTTTAATATACTCTGAACTGTCATTATTAGGAAACTCCCACGCTTTCATATAATAGCTTTCTTTATCGTAATCGGGTACTAGACTTCGTACTGTATACACGGCCGATTCATACGATTCTGTCATTGATTGGACTGGATCGATGCCTTGAGTTGAATTGGATACTAGACTACTACTCGCGGTTGGTGGAATTGCTGATAACGTAGTATGTCGCATTCCGTGCTCCGCAATTTCTTTTCTTAAATGCTCCCAATCACATAACAATTTCATATCAGTAATTTTATCCACGTTCTTGTTATACGTGTCTATGGGCAGTTTGCCCTCGGAATACTTACTCAAATGGAACGCTTCACAAGGTCCACGTTCTTTTGCTAACTTCATCGATGCTTTGATTAGTCCATATTGGAATCTTTCAGCCCATTTGTGCGATAGTTCCTGACTTTTGACAGTACCTAGGCGGGCTTCATTTTTCGCTAAAAAGTGAGCAAAATCAGATATACCAATACCCAAGAATCGATATGCTCTCGTAGGATATTCTGCCGCATCCAATGGATATTCTTGTATGTCAATTAGATTGTCCAGGAAGCGTACCATCATACTCGTAAGAGCATCCAGACGGGTGATGGTTGCTAGTTTTCCGAAATTAACGCATCCAAGAATACATAGACTAATCATTCCATTATCTGGATCATAATCGTGTATGTTTTCCATCTTCGTTTGCTTTAATCCCTCAAACATCATAGGTTTAGTTGGAAGGAATATTTCAGAACATAAATTTGTCTGTGTAACTGGCTCAACAAACATCCCTTGATTATTGATATTATCAATAAAATGGATATAGATTCTACCAGTGCCGACTCGTTCTTTAACTAGCTTATTGAAAAGTTCTACTGCTGGGACGGATCTTTTTCGTATATTACGTTTATTCTCAAATTTGAGATACGCTTCATCGAACTTTTTACTGTCCCCATAATGCTCGAACAATTCCGGTACTTCCTCTGCACTAAACAAAGTGAAGTCCTGTTTCTTCATCAATCTATCGATGAAGATGTTTGGAACACCAATTGAATAATCGATGAACCTCGCCCTTGTTGTATTGGAACCTTGGTTGTTCTTATACTCAAGAACATCCATAATCTCCCAATTAAAAATCGGATAGCAAACTACAGTAGCACCAGTCCTCAATGAGTTCTGAGTGAACTGTTTTGATACACTTTCTATTGCTTTAAGAATTGGTAATGCACCTGTGTGCTTGACTGTACCTTGTTTAACGGGTGCTAATACACCTCGAACCAAGCCCATATCAATTCCAATTCCGGCCCTCTGACTTGTCATCAAAGATGTTGCATACTCAGCCGCAAGAATAGATTCGGCACTATCGCCCATCTTAATCTTACAACAAGAACTGAACATTTTCAATTGAGTACGTACTCCTGAAATAATCGGTGTTGGTAGACTAATCTCATCATTCTTTAAAGCATTGTAGAAGTCAATAACCAAATTCATTCTTTTCCCATTGCCGTTAGAATTCTCATCGGCAAAAATGACCATAGGAATAATCATAAAAGTTTCCTGTGGTGCTTCAAGAAGTATATCTTTATTCTTTGCATCTCGGATTAAATATTTGGATTCTAATTGAACAACGGATGCATATCCACGATTCATATCATTATCATAATCCAAAAAGGTGCCGAGTTCTGTTATCTCTTCTTCTGTATACTTCTTCAGAATATCTGGCGAATATAATTTCCGGTCTACGTGATTTTTTATATAGTCAAGAAATGGAGTAGGGGTAATGTCTTTGTATACTTGTTTCCGCATATCAATCATAAGCAGACGACCGGCAAAGACATCGTAATCTGGCATTTCAGGACTTATTTTTTCAGCGGCGGACTTAATTAATGTTTGTTGAATATCTCGTGATGATATTTTATTAACAATTTTAATGTGGGCGGTAATTGCTGTTTCGGATACTGATACGTTCAGACCATTAGAACACCATTCCAACATTTTGTGTATTTTATCATAATCTAGAGGTTCGAGGGCACCATCTCTTTTACGTACTAGATTCTCCTTTTGTTCGACCATTTCAATTCGCTTTCAGTTGCAGATTATTTACCATCACTCAAAATAACTATTTATAGTTTCGGTGAATTGCCCTCACAAAGATAATTATCATTTCCAATTCGCTGAAGAGTATATCCCATTTCACGCTCCAAAATATCTGAAACCTTTTCATAATTAGCGGGTCGCATTCGGTCACCTTCCTTTGTCCATATTTCAATATACATTCTAGGTCTGTATTTTAAAATAGTGTCCATACCACCTCTCAGGACTTGTTCTTCCCATCCTTCTACATCAATTTTAATGAAATCAACTTTAGGGAAATTGTAACTATCTAAAGTTCGGGTTTCGATCGGCACTATGGTTTTAGGTAACTTCCACTTAGGAGTCATCAGCGTAGACATACCCGAATTATTATCCTTTGTTGTCATTACTTGAGTCTTATTAACATTGGACAATGCTATTTCATTTAAAGTCACGTTTTCTAGATCCTCACAATTATTTTTATGGCATTCGATATGTTTTGGCATCGGTTCAAAAGCGATAACCTCATCAAAATCATTTGCAAGTCTGCGTGTCCAAATGCCGACGTGAGCGCCTATATCAATGGCTCTATAACCTCTCGGTTTAATTTTATTATATTCTCTTATCTCATAATTTTTACCCCAAAACTTAGACTTATCAGATTCTGGAATTAAAATTCCTTTTTGTTCTCTCATCATAATAGATTTATATAAAAGGTGGTCCTAAAAACCAAGCAACTAACGAATATCTAATTCCTTTTGTTACAGGCGTGACTCTATGTTCCATATCAGAAGGAAATACTATGATAGATCCTGTTTTATCCAATTCTGGTGTGTGGACATCACCTTTTAGTTCAGCATAATTAGTAAACTGAAGCAATCCTCCTTCAAAATCATCATTCAAAAGAATGGTCATCGATAATTTTCTAACACGTCCTAATAGAATTGGATCATCTCCTACATATACAGAAAAATGATCTCCTTTACCATCTCTATGCCAGCTATAATAATCTCCTTCTTTATAACGGGATATTTGTATATCTTCCGAACTATGAATATCGTATTTCCATCCAGCGACATTATTTGCTTCCGTCATATACGGCCAGATAATATCATATACCCATTGATCTTTAATCCATACAATCTCACTTTCTCTTACGTTTTCTTTCCCAGCTTTGGTGGTACCCTTGGTTGTCCAATTATCCTCAGCTAACATTCTTATTTTATCGCAGGTGGATTTATTTATTGCTTCTGGAAAATTATATATTAAGTGTCGATTATACATACGGAGGACCCAAGAACCAAACTGCTAATGAATATCTAATTCCTTTTGTTACTGGTTTAACTCTGTGCCAGTTATCAGAAGGAAATATAATTACTGTTCCTGTTTTGTTATCTATGGTTTCAATTTTGCTGAGTGGAGTCTCACGATCTTTCCACGTTTTTTCCATTTCAAGTTCTCGATGGGTATATTTCACGAACTGTAATTCACCTCCTTCATAATCATCATTTAAAATAACGCTCATCGATATTTTTCGGCAGTGGTCGTGTATCTTTGGATTAGCTATATTCTTATAAGTACCAAAATGATCTCCCTTACCATCGGCATGCCAATCGTAAAACATACCTTTTTTGTATCGTGCTATTTGCATAGATTCAGCGGATTTAATATCGTATTTCCATCCGGCTTCTGTATTAGATTGTGCCATATATGGCCAAACTGCATCATATATGTATTGCTTTTCTGTCCATACAATATCACTTATATTTTCATTTTTATGATTTTCGATATGTCTATCCCACATTTCTTCTTCATTAGATACTTTTGTCAATTTATCTTCCGCAATCTTTATTATTTTATCACAGGTCTCTTTGGCTAATTCATCTTTAAAACAAACCCAATCATTTTTCCGTATCATACTCTATTACCTTTCTTATCTGTATTCGTTAAAACGAGTCCATAATTATTGTCACCTGCCGTGAT